ATCTATGATATTCTGCAACTTATTAGTTGCAGCTATTTCATCCTCTTTTGATACAAGACCTTTCAAATTACCTGCATACCAGTTTTCGGTATGTTTTTTATGTTCCCGTAAGGTCTTTGGTAATCTTATTATATCACTTTTTTCAGTTTTTGCAACAGGGGTATTGTCCACATATTTTTCTTTCCAGTCCTTATACGTGATGTCCGCCGGAACATACTCCGTTTCTCCTGTTTTCTCATTCCTTGCGGCTCTTTCGCCTTCCGTTTCATCAAAATAAGGGGCTGTAGTAGTACGACATCTGACATGGAAAGGATTTGCAGTGACTCCGACTTCGTAGTCTTTCAGGTCAAATACCTTGCCATCCATTCCCTGACATATATCCGATGTCCTGTTATCAAGTGTGGCCACTATCTCATACTTTTCTATTCCCAAATCCTGATAACTCTTAAGCCTTGCTCTGCTTGAATATGCGGCACTCTCAGTATATACCAGTCTTGATGCATTTGCTTTCGACACTTTCATTTTCTCAGCTATTTTATCCGCCAGTTTCTCTAAACTGTCGCCTCTGATAAATGCTTGTGTCATTTCAGTATGCAGAGTATTTATAAGCTTGTCCTTGTCTTCCCATATCCTGTCGCTAAAGTTTTTACCGTCAGGAGCCCATGGCTTTTTAATAACCGTATTTACAAGCTTATCGTTCAGACTGTATATGTTAGTTCCTACCCCTGTACCTTTTGCTATCTGAAAAGCTGTTCTGTTGTACTGATCCTTGTAGAGGTTCTTAAGATAGCTTTCGAATCCACTTTCACGGCCATTATAAAGTTTTTCTATTTCCCCTCTTACTTGCAGCTTCATAGCCTCAAGCCTTTCAATGTGTACTCTTGCACTTGCGTTCTCAAGTTGTCTGCTCCAGTCTTTTTTGATTCCATTTTCCTTTCCATACTTGATATATTCGTCAAGTGTCCACTTAAATTCTTTAAGTTCTTTGTCGTTAAGCATCTTCTTAGCTTCGTACAAAGATACGTCGTTGTTTTTAGCTATTCTGTTGTACCACACTTCAATATCTTTGTTCAGCCTCGATATAGCCCTCTCATATTCCAGCTGCTGTCTCCGGAATTCGTCTCCCGCTATCTTGTTAAGTCGTTCCTCTTCCTCGATAAATCTATCCTGCCAATACTTATTACTCATCTATATCATCGAAGTGTTTATGCTCTCCAAATCCTCCATAATCCTCTATTTTCTCCTGTTTTTCTTCTCTAATCTTTTTCAATTCCTCTTCCACATTCACTGACCATGGGTGTTGTCCGATTATAGTTTCCTGTGACAATATTCCAACTGACTTCTGACAGTCTTCAATTGCCTGACTTTCATTCACTAAAATATCTCTGTTGAAAATTATATCCAGTTTTTCGTCTTCAGATATACCTAATCCCGTATTTCTTAAATAATTATTTACAAACCACATAAGATTTTCAAACGATGCCTTAAATTCCACTTCCATTGAGTTTGCATCCAAATCTATATCCGAGTACATCGAACGGATATTTAGCTGGTTTGGATTAGCTCCAAGTGTTTCAGTCTTTGCGTCAAACCCTCTTCCATTCTCAATGATAGCCTTCTTAAATATATCAACCAGAACTTTATAATTTTCATTGTTTACTTCGATTTTTAATGAATCGACTCCGCCTTCCCCTGTTTCATCTGAACGTATCGGGATTACTCCGTGAACTCTCAGATTTTGCCTAAACTCGCTCCAGTCTGTTCCGTCGTAGTTCTTTACAATCAGAATTGTATTTCTAGGATCTTCTTCCACCCTGTCCTGCATCACTGATATAAGTTCATTCAGTGCGTCCTGTAAGGATTTCACTCTGACAAGCAGAGGCATTTCTGTCTCATCATATCTGAATGGTATTACAGGCAGTTTTAACCAGTTATACCCCTGCACATCTCCGTTATTATCTTCAAGTCTCAGATATGATTCAGGTTCCCTGTCGACCATAAGGGAATTATTCCAGTTATAATATTCGACTCCTGTTTCCCTATATACCTCAACTTTTGTTGACGTCTGAAATCCTCCATCCTTGAATTCTTTAACTGTATAAAGCCTTACTACATAATCAAGCTCTTCATGTTCTTCGTCCTTCCATACGGGTATCACATTACGACCGTCAAATCTTTTAAATTTAAGTTTCCCGTCATTTCCAATATATACATATAGCCAACCTATGCCATATTTATATGCATCTTTTCCTACCATCCTGAGAAGTTTCAGAAATCTGTCATTGATTATACCCTTCAGTGACTCTGTATATTCATCATTGTCAGACTGAAATGTGGGAGTTTTTGAAAGTAGGTAATTTGTCTTCTGATCAACAAGTTTTGAGTACTGGTTATCAATAAGTTTGGCAACCTTGACATTCTTAAGCGGTTCCAGTTCTCCGTTTTCATTTATCATATCCCTATGCCTGTTCAGTACATCATGCTGGCCAATGTAATATTTATGACTGTATTCTATCTGTTTCTTTTTCCTTGACATAAGGAAGTCGTTTATTAATCTTTCAAGTTCATTTCCCATCTTTTTATTTCTCCTAAACAGTTTTTTTATAAAATTAAACATTTCCAATCTCCTTAGAGTGCGTATTTACCTTTCACATTTGTTCTTTCTACCACTCCCGTGGTTGCATCAGGGGCGTCATCATACTTATTTTTCCCTTCCTTCTGGTACTTATTCATTGCAGAGTAATATTCGGGCCATCTGTCCCTCCAGTTCCTAGGAAAATATATGTGATCCATTACCCAGGTACTGTTCGATATAATTCTTGCTGTCTTATTTTTCGACTGATGGAACCATGTGACCCTGCAGGAGTTCGTGTAGTGCTCAAATTTTAAAATTCTTTCAACGTTACGGGCAAATCCACGTCCACCATTGTTACTTTCAATCACGGCCAAATTTACTTCATTTTCAAAATGTCTTCTAGCTGTCTCCTTTTCAGTTATTTCCATTCCTTCCTTTGTGTAATAGACGTCTAGTACATACGCCTCCCTGTTATATTCCCCGTATATGATACTACACAGATAGTCACTCCCCTGATCCGCTGTATCTGTGTAACTGCATATCCTGTCAAATTCAAAATCTATTCTGTCATAAGTCTTGAATGATGTATATAGACGCCCTTTAAGGTCTATCGGTTCCTGCTGATAATTAGCACTTGCTATATCCTCACCCATCGTTTTTTTCTTTCTAAGATACTCTTCATAAGTGAGGACTTTATCGCATAACATTGTCCCATCATTCTGGAGGGCCTTCATTTTTACCTGCTTTATTTTGTACCCTGTTCTTAACATTTCATCATAAGCTTTTCCAGCTAAATCATTTGAGTGCCATCTTGTCATTATGATTATTATTTTCCCATTTGTTTCAAGTCTTGAAAGCATCGTATTTGTAAACCATTCCCAATGTTTTTCCAGTACATTTTCATTATTTGCCTCTTCTGCATTTTTAATCAGGTCATCAATTATGATTATATCCGCTCCAAAACCTGTTGCAGTTCCTGTCGGTGATGTCGCCAAATAATTACTGTACTGACCTTCCAAGCTCCACAGATTCATTGCCCCGTCGCCTTTTTTAATTTTGATATCCGGGAATATATCATTGTAAACAATCTTATCCGGATCAGCCTTTATTTCAGAAATTGTATTTCTCACAGCTTTTGAAAATACAGTTGACAGTGTCTCGTTGTATGAACCTGTCATTATTTTCTTTGAAGAGTTTCTTCCAAGCAACCACTCGACGAACATTGTGGCCGTCCTTGATTTCCCGTGTCTCGGTGGCAGATTGATAATCAGTACGTCGTCCTCGGATTCGACAAATTCCTGCATGTCCTGGCACAGTTCTAGCAAATAACTTCTATCGCTTTCATAAAAATCAGGTGACATCAGATGGCAATAAAAAAAGAACTCACGCCTTGCAAGTTCCAGTTCTGCCTGTCTTATAAGCTCCCTATTTCCCATTTTTAATTATTTCCTTCAGTTCTTCAGTTGTCAGACCTGCGAAAGGGTTGCCTGTCTTGACTTCACCCGAAAGCTGCAGCTTGTCGTTAAACATTCCAAGATGTCTTCCCAATAATTCCAGTGCTCTCTCTTTACTGCAGAAACTTACCTCAATTCCAAGTTTGGTTTCCTTCACTCCTGAAATACATGCTCTCTGATCTTCTGTTAGCTCTGAAAAATCTTTTATAACAACCTTTGAATATTCCCCTATGTTAGTTTTGAACTTCTTGACACTGACAATCGAAGTTATATCCGTAAATGCCAGTCTTGCTATTTCCTTAAGCACTTTATCCTGTGTTATTTCCGTTCTTTTTGCTCTTTCGTCCATTCTTTTTTGTATTTCTTCAGCAACCTTGGTATTTCTTAGCAATTTGCTCCCGTTAGTTGCTGCTGTTTCTTCACTTTTTATATTTTTGTATGCCGTCTTGTATGCCCTTGTGGCATTAAGGTCTTTCAGATATTCATTTATGAAAACCTTCTGCTTATTTGTCAATGTCTTCACCTCGTTTCTCAAAAAAATAAAAAAAAGACAGCTTTTACACTGTCTCTGATAGTCTGGCGTATGGCCCATGGATCCCGCCTCGACAAAGTTATGTCTCAAATTTCCTAAATCCTAAATTTCCAATCTAACACATTATAACATACTAAAAATTATATACAAGGGCATGAAAGGGGCATTTTCATTAAATTTTTTTAATAATTCATTATATCTTGGATCACATTATCTGAAAAAATTAATGCCCTCAACCTGTTGATAAGTCTATTCTTGTTACGTTTTATTGTCGTGATGTCAACATTAAATTTTCCTGCCGCATATTCAAGTGTCATTTCTTCAAAATATTTTAATTCAATAATTTTATAGTACTTATCATCCTGAATATTTTTTAGTGCATTTTCCGTCATGTTCACGACATGTTCAAGCCGTTTTATCTCATTTTCACAGTTCTCTATCAGATTTTCAATTTTTTCGACTTCTGAGAGATATTTTTTAGTTGCCTGAACATTTACACCTGTTTCCTTTTTGGAAAGCAGGACGGGGTCATTCTGTAATCCTGAGAGTCTCTCACGTTTGACCTCTATGGCCCCTTTTAAATATTTCAGCTCATATAATAATTTCTCTGTCCTCTGAAACGGAGTCAGGTTTTTCTGTATTTTGAATTCCTTGTCCTCCTTCAGAATCTTTGCCACTTCCTCCGCTATCGCTCTTGCCGTTGCCATTAATATTCCCCCTTTGTCCTTTCGTTCATGTTCTTAAGCCATTTTTCGTAATGCACTTGCAGAAACTCCTCTTCTGTCGCTCCTACATAATCCGAAACAGCCAAAATACTACCTAAAGTTTTGTTTTCAGTAAATATTTTAAAATCTTTTATTGTAAGCAATATGCCTTCCAAATTTTCTGTTAATAATAGTTTCTTTTTACTATGTTCAACTAAAAAACCATCTAAAAACGGTATTATTTTACCTTTGGTTTCTTCATCCTTTGCATTTATATAGCTAAGATAAAAATGCAATACATCCGACAATTCCTCAAGTACTCTTTGCTTATTAATCTTTTTTGTACTATTTTTCCAATAATTCCATTCGTTTTTTAGTTCCTGAGCCAGTTCTCCAATTTCTGTTATCAAAGCAACTTGAATACCTTTAATTGTTCTTTCTCTAACTGTTTTCTTTTCATCAAACTTTTTGTCAAGCATTGCCTGTCTTTTAAGCAGTTCTTCAATATCAAATTCTTTCAGTGCTTCCATCTTTTCCTCCTTCAGTAATTCCAATATTTCAGTATAAGCTTCTATTCTACCTGTTGCTATGTGATAGGTTGGATTTCTTAATTCGTATTTTTTCCTTAATTCAATATTATCCGTTATCTTTTTCTTCAGTAGATTTATTGATATCGTTCTCATTGTTTCTTTCCTCCCTATATTTTTCTATTCTTGCCTTCAGACTCTGCAGCAGTTCCTCCTGTATGTCACCTTTACTCTGCAGTGCCTTCATGACATCCTCGTCACGAGTATTACTGCACACAAGGTGGTGTATTATAACTTTTTCCTTCTGCCCCTGCCTGTGAAGTCTCTTGTTAGCCTGCTGATAAAGCTCCAAACTCCAGTTAAGTCCGAACCATATTACGTGGTTCCCTCCGTCCTGTAGGTTTAAGCCGTATGCCGCACTTGCGGGATGTGCCAAAAGTATATCAATTTTTCCGCTGTTCCAGTCCCTGATGTCATCATCGTTTGAAAGAACTCTGATTTTCTTTCCGCTTTTAGATAGTGATTCCATTATTCTTGAAAGGTCATGTTTGAATGCATAGAATACAAGCAGATTTTTTCCTTCAAGTGATTCCACCAGCTCCATAAAACTTTCAATCTTGCACTTATGGATTTCATGAATTTTAGCATTTTCGTCATATACTGCCCCGTTGCTAAGCTGAAGCAGTTTATTAGATAACGCCGCCGCATTTACGACATCTATTTCTTCGCCGTTTTCGAGTTCAAGTACGAGTTCTTTTTCCATTTCCTCGTATGATTCCCTTGCCCTGCTATCCAATTCTACCCTGATTGTATTGTAAGTGATATCGGGAAGCTGGAGATAATCTTCAGCCTTCATGGATATGCATATGTCCGATATTTTTTCCTTTATTGACTCATTAGATCCTTGCTTAGCCTTCCATGAAAAAATCTGATGCTGGTTTCTCTGGTCGGGATTAAAATATCTCTCTCTGTATGACGTCACTGTTTTTCCCAGCCTTTCTCCCCCGTCAAGTAGGTAAAGCTGTGCCCAAAGGTCAATAAGACCGTTTGGCGAAGGAGTTCCTGTAAGCTGTACCATCCTTTCTATTTTCGAACTTATTGCCTTCAGGGCTTTAAATCTCTTTGACTGGTGGTTCTTAAAACTCGAAGATTCGTCTAGAACAACGGTATCAAATGGCCAGTCGTGTTTATAATAATCCACCAGCCATACGACATTGTCCCTGTTGGTTATGTATATGTCCGCGTCGGTATAGAGTGCCTTAAGTCTCTGAGTTTTTGTCCCCATGACTTTTGAGAATTTCAGATTTTTCAGGTGATCCCATTTTTCCGCCTCCGTATGCCATGATGACTCTGCAACCTTTTTAGGTGCTACAACAAGCACTTTACCCGATTCAAATCTGTTATAAAGCAGGTCGTCCAAAGCTGTCAGCGTTATTGATGTTTTTCCAAGTCCCATATCAAGCATAAGTGCGACTTTTTTTATTTCAATTATTTTTTCTATGCAGTATTTTTGGTAATCATGTGGTCTGTAAAGCATCGTAATCCTCCAATATCCTGTCTATCTGTTCATTTGAATCTGCCACATATACTCTACAGCCCAAATTTCTAAGTTTCGTAATCTGCCTGTCCTGTAGTGGCCTTGTTGTTTTCCCTGGTGCTTTAAGCTCCACAAAAAATATTAATCCTCCTGGCATCACGCATATCCTGTCGGGCACTCCTGCATTTCCGGGGCTGACAAATTTATAACTCCTTCCTCCTATTTTTTTTACGCTTTCTTTTAAGTAATTTTCAATATCTTTTTCTCTCATTTTAATTTTCCTTTCAACCCTTGATTTTAAAGGTTTTGAATGTATTTTGTCTACAAACTTTTAACTTTGTTTTTCCTTATAAATTGTTTGTGTGCCAGTATTTAAAGTCGTTTACGC